GACCCTACCCTTTTAGGTGATGTAGGTGATAACTTTTATCAGTACCAATACCGTTACGCTATCATGAAAAAACGTACGATGGGTGCGCACTCTTTTAATTTAGTAGTTGGTTATAAAAACCTAGAAGCTTTAGCGGAACTTTTAAAAACTTTTTCTTCTCGCATCATGAAATCCGAATGTTTGGATCTGCCTTCTAAGATATATACCCAACGGCACATTCAGTTAACTCCTGACCAAACGCGGATCTATAATGAGATAAAAGAATATGCTTTGGCCTACATTAGTGAAACAGAATTTATGACCGCACCTAACGTCATGACACAGTTATTACGTTTGCAACAAGTATTGTCGGGACATTCTAAGACGGATGAAGGCGATATTGTAGAGATAAAAGATAATCGTTTGTCAGAATTAATGCAATGCCTGGAGGATGTTTCCGGGAAAGTTATTATCTGGTCACGTTTTCGGTATGACATTAAAAGAATTCACGCTGAGTTAACAAAAGTTTATGGCCCAAAGTCCACAGTAACATACTTTGGAGACACATCTGATGAAGATCGTAGTAATGCTATCGAGCATTTTCAAAACGGGGAAGCACGTTTCTTTATCGGAAATCCGCAAACAGGTGGGTATGGAATTACTCTTACCGAAGCCAACACCGTGGTTTATTTTGCAAATAGTTTTGACTTAGCTGTTCGTATGCAGTCAGAAGACCGATGCCATCGTATCGGCCAAACACAGCACGTTACTTATATTGATCTTATTGCTGAGAAAACAATTGATGAAAAGATTGTTAAGTCTTTGCGTAGTAAAATGGACATAGCCAGTAAGGTAATGGGCGAAGAGCTAAAAGAATGGCTCACATAAAAAGGAAAAGAACATGTCAGAAACTTTCGGAATGTGGCTCACAAGATTATTTATTAGTACACCAAAAGAAAAAGAATTAGTAAAAATGACGAAGTTGGAGTTAGAAGCTAAAGGTAGGGAAATTGGTATAGAGTTAGATAGACGTTACACTAAAGATAGACTGGTTAAGACAATAGAAAAACATTTAGGAGGTATATAATATGTTAGATAATCCTTATGAAGGTGTGAGCGAATTTTATGATCGTCTTACAGAATTTGTAGAAAATGAAAAAAAATTTAATAACAGTAATAAAGTTGTATTATTGTTTCGTTTGGCTTTAGAGTTGGGCGGGGCGGATGATGAGATGGGCCTAGAAGAAATGTGTTACTTGATGTCTAAGTTACAATATACTACGCTAGGTATTTTATTAGGCAAAGAAGAAAGTTTTAATGGAATATTAGAAGAGTTCGATGTCAGTCGTACTCCTCCTAATTAGAGAGAACTTTGACGGATATATCTAAAAAAAGTTGGGGCGAAGATCCCTTTATGGGCGACACGTCTGCACCTAAGAAAGAACATTGGGCTAATATACTTTTAGAGCTTCGTAATAAATCGGGAATGTCTCGGGTTCAATTAGCCGAAGAGTCGGGGGTTGGGGTGTCTACCATAGAAAACTACGAGCGAAAAAAGATTGCAGAACCCTCTATCTACAAAATTGAAGCTCTTCTGCAGGCAATGGGTTACGAGTTAGATGCTATTTTTGTAGAGCATTAAAACTTAGTTGTTTTTGTAGTAACCGTCCACGGTGTCCAACTTACTTTTTTTCCTCCTTCATATGACCGCGCATGACCTTCTTCAATCATTTTATCACACACATTAATTTCGCCATATTCGGGGTGATCTACCATAGGTTCTGCGAGAATTCTCCCGAATTTTCCCTTGGCATCGTCCTTGTGGGTAACTATTGTAAAAGTTTTTGGTAAAAGTTCTTTTAATCGGGCTTTTGAAGCTAATCCTAGTTTTTTCTCATCCAGATTTCGAGTGCGTGACTCTGGGGTGTCTATACCCATCATTCTTACACGTTCTTTACGTAACCAAACAGAAAAACCAAGATCTACGTCGCAATCAAAAGTGTCGCCGTCGATAACGCGTACTAATTTTACTCTATATTCAAACATATGATTATATCCTATTTCGGGTTAAAATTTGATGTGATATCCGCCGACCTCAGCTTATACCACCATGAACTCATTAACGCGACGACAATTATCCAACTTTTAGCCGTCTTATCGGGAAATAAATCTTTTGCTATGTCTTCGGGTCTTGCTCCCCGTTCATAAAACAATTTAGCTTCTTTAGTAGCTTCCTTCAGGCACTCAAATTGTAATTCTTCCTTAGTCATCGTAATTTTCCCTTACAAATATTGGAGTTTCTTCGCCCATCCAAGCTCCCACAACATTGAACTCAAAATAATCGATAGCTTCTTCCTCTGTCATATTCTGATCCATTAAGATCTTGATACATTTACTTACGTCATAAGCAATAATGTCTGGCTGACCGCATCGACTACCAATACCAATAATCGCTTCATCAAAGCCATCAGCCTTCAACATTTAGGAGAGTAAGCCTACTAGGAAGCTACCTAGCGCTATACAGATATAAAATTCTAATCCCATTTTCTTTCTCGCTTTCTTTTTTTTGTGCTTTTTAAAAAACTTCATAACTATATACTTGCACACATTAGTAAGTAGATAAAGAGTAAAATGTGAAATGACCATGATACTCCCAGTATTGTCCAACAAACTTTCAGTAACATTACTTTCTCCCCTTCTGATTAACCTAAAACTTCCCAATCGGTTTTAGGTGTTGTTACATGGCATTCAGGACATTGCCGTTCCTGCCATGTAAAATTGTACACTACGGACGGCGCGTGGCAATTAGTACACCAAACTTGTCGTCTTTTGCCCTCTACACCGTCATAGGATCTTACTTTCGTATGTTTTGTTACCTTACTCATCGTTTTGTATACGTTTTTTCTCTGAGTTTTCGCATCAATATCGCAAGGTTAGTTGACCAATAGTTCTTCGCCCAATCGGACTCGGATCTATTTAGGCAAGCAATCGTATTGTCGATTAGTCTTTCATATTCATCTGGCATTATGTACTCCATCCTATAACAAGAAAATCTAAATCCTCATGGTTATGTTTTAATGCTTCTTCGGGCAGATAGTCTGCTAATACATTATGGCTTTTACCTCCAAACCATGCGAAACCATCTTTTGCTTGCATAGGTTTCCAACCTTTTTTCTGAATCATATCCAGAAAATCTTTCATTATTTTTTCTTCTTTTTTTGTCATTACTCTTCCTCCCGATTAATAAAAGCATCTATAAATCCGCCAACGTAACAATCGACAATCTCTTCGTCAGGCTCATTAAACATCACAAGGTTTGCCCAATCATCTTTCTCGCCTTCTTTCTGCATGTGCAATTCTACTACGGCATCAACACTTCTAATGTGTTCCATAATATTTTTGAAGTCTTTATTATCTTTGCATAAGTGTTCGCCCTCGCAAAATAATTCAAACTTCCACCCTTGTTTTAATCCAGACTTTACTAATTCTTCCGCTTCACTAATCATTATTCTTCCTCCCTAATTAAATAATTTCTGACTGCAGGTATATCTCTATAAAGTTCCATTAGTACGACGTGGCTCTTTAAAGGTTTTTTTGTCCCTGCTTCCCACCGTTGCACACTTGCTCTTCCAAACCCGCACACCTCGGCAAAATCTTGTTGGTTACTAAAATATGTTTTTCTTAATTCTCTTATTTCTTTACTGTTCATTGGTATAGTATTCCTTCCTCTATTAGTGCTAAAAAATTTAATGGGTGAATAATCTTAACGTTATGGACAGTTATACGACGAGAATACGGGAGCCACTTATTGTCGTCACTGGTTCCCGTTAAAAGCGCGGGAGTGTCCCCTTTCTCAAAGTCCTCCTCATAATCGTCCCCGTATACTTCTTTGAGCATCTGGAGGTGTGTATCTTTGCTTGTCATCCATCCGCTCTTATTCTCAGCCATCATCCATGAATAGGTGTACCATGATTGGTCGCCTATGCTTTCTTCGAACGTAATTAATACGCGTGTTGTTGTTTCAAACTTCATTAGTATTCTCCAAATATTTAGTGTAAATCTTATGTATTGTTTCATAATCTTTGTCGGCTATTCCCGACTTTTTAGATGCCATGCTATCTAAAAATTCATCAAACTTAATTAGGTATTCTTCAGTCATTAGTATTCTCCTTCAAATGATAAAAAGCATCCGTGTTAAGGGCTTCCCCTCTTATAGACCATCCGTTCTGTAAAAGTTCTTTAATGACATTGTTATACATTTTTTCTTTTTGTCGTACTCTCGTTGCGGAGCATTCTCCATCCTCCCACAAAATCTCACTAGCTAAACGATTGCCCAGTTCATGAAACAATTCGTCCGCTCTCTTTTGACTTTTGCACACGGTACTTGGTTTGCCCTCACTTGTTATATACGATTTAGACTC